TCTTCTAAAGAAGTACAAACGTTAGTTGAAGAAAAAGGTGCAGATAACTATAGAAGAGATATATTGCACTTATGTAAGACTAAAGGCGAATGCTCATACCTAGAAGCTAAAGAACAGTTTGACCGAGGAGTCTTACTTTCTGAAGGATACTATAATGAATTTATTGGATGTAAAATACATTCTAAGCATATTAGGGGTTTACAAACGATGAAAAGTGTGTTATAATAATAGTATTATGAAAAAAGATGGCAGCAATATAATTCCGTTTCCAAGATCCTCAGTTGAAAAGATTGAGGGTGTGGAAGAGTATGATTTAGAGACTACATATCATATTGTTGACGTAATCACTGAAGAACTAGAAGAACTTGGATATGATCTAGATCAAAAACAAAAACGTGATATTGGAGTGCTAGCAAATTTATTGTTTGCTTCTTTCCAAAGAAATCACAAAAACAATGAGCATATATTTCATTACATATTAGATGAATGTGATACTATGATAAAGGCAGCAAAAGAGTACATAGATGCTTTAGATAATCCTGCCGAAACTGATAATGAACTTGATGATGGAGAACCCTCTAATGATAATAATCGATTATAATGCAATTGCAATTGCTGGTGTAGTTACACAAAAAATGCAAATAGACGAACACCTTATTCGTCATATGATCCTCAATACTATTCGGATGTACAATAAGAAATTCCGTAAAGAATACGGTGATGTTGTAATTGCATGTGATCATTCATCATGGCGTAAAGAAGTATTCCCACAATATAAGGCATCTCGTAAAAAGGGCCGGGAAGAGTCTTCTATGGACTGGAATGAAGTCTTTCGTATTATTAATAAAGTACGGGAAGAAATTCGTGACAATATGCCATACAAAGTTATCCATGTAGAACGTTGTGAAGCTGATGATATTATCGGTACTCTAGTCTATGAGACTCAAGAGTTTGGTAAGAATGAACCTGTTATGATTATCTCAGCTGATAAAGACTTTATTCAGTTACACAAATTCAATAATGTCCGTCAATATAGTCCTATGCAAAAGAAATTCGTACAGCACGAAAACCCACGGTTGTATGCACTAGAACATGTACTTAAAGGTGATAGTGGTGATGGTGTACCTAATGTACTTAGTCAAGATGATTGCTTTGTTGAAGGTATCCGCCAGACTCCAGTTACTCAAAAGAAGATTGATGCCATTCTTGCCGACTTAGATGAAGGCGAGCTACTCTATGCTGCTTCTTGGTACCGTAACTATCAACGTAATGATACTCTTATTAATCTTGCAAATACACCACAAGAACTTAAGACTGAAATTATAAATAAGTTTGAGATACCAGCTCAACGTGGGCCAGGTAAAGTACTAAACTATTTCGTAGCAAATAGGTGTAAAATGTTAATTGAATGTATTGAGGATTTTAATAATGGCTAATACTATTGTTCCAACCAAAATGACTATCCATCAGGTCTTAGAATTGATGGCTAAAGCTCCAACTAAAGTAGAAAAAGCGAAGGTACTTAAAGCTCATGAAAGTGTAGCTCTTAAGAGTATTTTGCGTGGAGCTTTTGATGACTCACTTGAGTTTAATCTTCCAAAAGGTAAACCACCATATGAAGCAGCTAGGGAAAGAGACTCTCGTCCTGCTACTACACATCAGTCTGTGAAACGGCTTACTTACTTTATTAAAGGTGGTCAAGGTGATCAGATCATGGCACCTAAAAGAGAACGTATGTTTATTTCTATCTTAGAAACTGTTATGGAAGAAGATGCTGAATTGTTTATTGCAATGAAAGATAAAAAGATGGCTGGTCTATATAAAGGTTTATCAAAAAAATTAGTTCAAGATACGTGGCCGAGTTTAATCAAAGAATAAATAGAATTATGATAACAAGAACTTACATTATCTGGTGCTTATGACGTGCAATGCGTCATAGGCTTTTTTTAACTTTAGCATAGGAGCAAAACTATTTCTTCACCAACATCTCACCGTAGGAGAAAAGACTTGCAAGGATCACAGATCGAAAGACTTAAACGAGATTCTAAAGAATTGAAACACTACATTAAGAAACAGGAGAAAAAAGGGGATAGTAACCTAGTCTACAAACTTAGAGCTAAATACGAATATCTAAACTCTAAGATATCAGAAGTTGAAATGGATATTGCAATTTAATCCTTTACAAATGGATCAAACTGTGTTATAATATACTTACATTATGAGGAATTGATTATGAATATTTTTATACTTGACGAAGACCCAGTACAGGCCGCACAACTTCAGTGCGATAAACATGTTGTTAAGATGATCGTGGAGTCAGCTCAAATGCTGAGTACAGCTCATAGAATGTTAGATGGCAAACTAATTAAAAAGCCTTCAAAGTCTGGTAAACGTATGGTTAATTACTATGACTTATATGAAGGCGCCGACGATCTAGAAGCCGAAATGCTCTACTATAAAGCCGTACACCACGGTCATCCATGTACAAAATGGACAATGGAATCATCAGAAAATTATCACTGGCATTACACACACTTTGTTGCATTGTGTGACGAGTATACTCATCGCTATGGCAAAGTACATAAGACCGATCGCTTATTGCGTGGTCCATTGTGGACACTTCCTAGGAATATCAAACAAGGTCCACTTACTCCATTTGCACTAGCTATGAAAGCTAATCCAGAATGCATTTATCCAGATGATCCTGTCAAGTCATATAAATTATATTATCATACTAAAAAAGATCGATTTGATATGGTATGGTCTAACAGACAAACTCCGGAGTGGTGGAATGGCTGAGCAACGAGAAGGGTACTATGATTACATGGTACGAAGGATGAGAGAAGAAGATGAGAAATGCAGAGCTAATTTGCCTATGTCTCCTTGGGAAGCTACTCGTAAAATCAAAGAACTTGAACAACGAATTAAGGAATTAGAAAATGCCAACGTACACGTTTCGCAACAAGAAGACAGGTGAAGAATTCGATCACTTTGTCAAAATGGATGACAAAGAACAATACATGAAAGATAACAATCTTGAGTCTGTAATCACTGGTCTTAATATGTTACATAGCGCTGGCTCTACAATTCCAGTAGATGATGGCTTTAGAGAAGTTCAAGATAAGATTGCACAGACTCATAAAGCACATAATATGAATAGACACTAGAATGGCTGCAAAAACGTTAAAACTTAGATTAGAAGATATGATGGAGATTACACCATTGACTCCTAATCAACGAACTGCTTATGAGGCATATGATGATGGTAACTCACTCGTACTCGCTGGATCCGCAGGAACTGGCAAAACATTTATGGCGTTATCCCTGGCTCTTGAAGACGCACTTGACAAAGAAATGCAATATGACAAAGTAGTCATTATTCGTTCTATTGTGCCAACAAGAGACATTGGGTTTTTACCAGGCGATGAAGAAGAAAAGAAAGATGCATATACTGGTCCATATAGGTCTATATGTGCTGAGCTATTTAATGATGCCGATGCTTGGATGAAACTAAAGAATGCCGGAACAATTAATTTCATGTCCACGTCCTTCATACGTGGCTTGACTATTTCTAATGCTATTGTAGTATTAGATGAAATGCAAAACCTTACATTCCATGAACTTGACTCAATTATCACTCGTGTAGGAGAGAATTGTAGGTTCATAATGTGTGGTGATTACTACCAATCAGATTTTCAGAAAGAAGGAGACAAAGCTGGAATACTTAAATTTCTTTCTATCATAGAACAGCTCCGAGCATTTGAGACTGTGGAGTTTGGATGGGAAGACATTGTACGATCTGATTTCGTACGAGACTATATAATGACCAAGGAAATGTTGCAAATCAAATAAAGGATAAGAAAATGGCTAAGTATCATAGGTGGAACCCAGATAATAAAAAAGCCGGACGGAAAAAAACTAGATCAAAACTTGGATTGACTAGTAGACTACATAATATTATTAATAAAGATGAAAAAAACAATGAAAAAATTCGAACACTTAAATATCGACTTGGGCTATGAGGATCTTTCTGCTGACACTACTGATAGCGGAAGAGTTTATACTACCCCCGACGGTAAGTATCCTTCAATTACTACCGTTTTAAGTATACTATCTGAAGATGGTATTAGAGCATGGCGTGCCCGAGTAGGTGAAGAAGAAGCCAATAAGATTAGCCGAGTAGCAGCTACTCGTGGCACTAATGTTCATGCCATTATTGAAAAATACTTAAACAATGAAGAGGATTATGCCGATGGATATTTACCGAACATCATTGGAAACTTTAAAGATGTCCAACCTATTCTTGATAGCAAGATCGGTAGGATCTGTGCTCAAGAAGTACCTTTATATTCTAACCACCTACGGGTCGCTGGTAGAGTGGATTGTGTGGGCGAGTTTGATGGTACTCTTTCTATTATAGACTTTAAGACAAGTCGTAAGTTAAAAAAGAAAGAATGGATTGATGGGTATTTCATACAAGCTGCAGCTTATGCAATTATGTATGAAGAACGAACTGGTACACCGATAACGCAATTAGTAATTCTAATTGCAGTCGATAACGAATCACCACAGGTCTTTATTGAACACAGAGACAATTGGACCAAGAAACTTTTGGAGACTATTAAAGAGTATGAAACGCGAAAGCTCTTTGGCCGATAGAGCAAAACGGTCCCTCGACATTTGTTGTCAAACACTTTGTGATAAGGAATTAGTTGAGGAATATATTAAGCAACTTGAAGTTGAGGTTGCTCACTTAAGACAAGATAACGAAAACTTAGAGGCTAAAAATAAAATTATTAGGGATTATTAGCAATGGATCAACTCAGCAAGAAGGTAAAAAAAATGGAATTAGGTAACCCGATTATAACAACTATAGTGGGACTCGTAGTGTTCTATATAGGACTAAAAATGTTTTCTGGTGGAATGAAGTCAATGGGCAATATGGATCATTTGGCTTGGTTTACTGGTAACTATATCTATATGTTTCTAGGTGGCATTGTTATGACACTATTGTGGCAGTCGTCTAGTCTATCAACGACTGCTATTATTGCTCTTGTAGCATCGGGAGCTGTACCACTTCCAGCGGCCATTGCTGCAGTACTTGGAGCAAACATTGGAACGACCGGCACCATTTGGATAGCCGGTCTTTTAGTATCTGATGGTATGCCTAAAGGTGATACACTAAGAATTGCAATTGCTCATAGTGGAGTAAACCTCTTTATGGCTGCAACTCTTTTACCTTTCGTACATCATATTGCTAGATTCTTAGGGAGATTCTAAAAAAAATCAAATTAATTTCAACTTTTTATCTAACGTTTTCAATGGGTTAATAATTATTTTGTTAACCCATTGTTTTTACAATAAATAAAAGTGCATTTTTTCCTTTACAAAGCCATTTTTTTATGATATAATATACTTATAAAATGGAAAAAGGAAGGAATACCAAAATGAAAAATCTTAAAGCACTTATCGAAAGCTACAAAAACGAAGCCAAAGATCCAGAGATGATTGAAATGGATATGGCTGATATGTATTTAGAAGATGCCAATGATGCTGAAGTTGTATATAACTTTACTACTGAAAGCAATGGTGTTAATATCCCAACTGCTGCAAAATACCTTAATGGTTTGGATACCATTGTTCGTGAAGCCATTTGCGTGGCTATTGCCGAAGATAAAGGCAACGACTTCTTGGTAGAAAACTTTGGTTGGAGTGTAAAATAATGATTAGACTTTCTTTAGCTATACTTTGTATGATCTTATCTGTTGGAGCTATTGATGGCCCAACTGGACATGAAAATGATAACTTTGCTTTGGCCTTTGCGTTCGCCATTAGTGGTTTAGTAATGGGTCTTTGGGCAATTACAGATATGGGAGACAGATAATGCGTATTAAAGGTGCAATGACTAAACTTAAAAATGAGATGGAATTTTTAGGAATGTCTCTTGAAGAACTTCTAGTTTTTATCGAACGTAATCCATATGCTGTAAAGAACAGTACTATTGAAGCTTATGGCGTCTATAAAAATTATCAAAATAATGAAAAAAGTCCTTTACAATGGGCAAAAAGTGTGTTATAATATATGTATAAAATGAAAAAAGGAAAATATAATAATATGAGAACAATTTACTTAGATATGGACGGCGTTATCGCAAACTTCTTTAAATCCTTCGCGGATAAGAATAACGTTGATCATTGGAAATCAATCAAAGAAAAGGATAAGGCCTTAAACGAATTAGTCGGTACAGACTTCTTCTACCATATTCCTACCTTTGGTAATGAGTCTCGTAATATTGTAAATTTCGTTAAAGGAATTACAGAAGGTAACTGGGGTATCTGTTCTTCTCCACTAAGAGGAGATCATAACAACTCAGCTTACTGGAAACGTAGATGGCTTGAAGATAAAGGGTTTATGCCTGAAGTTGAAAACTGTATCTTTACTTCAAACAAACATAAATATGCTATCAATCGTCTAACAGGACTACCAAATATCCTAATTGATGACAAAATTGATAACATTAAACGTTGGGAACAAGCTGGCGGTATCGGTATTCGCTTCCAGTGTGATAAAGATGATGTTGTTGAATACCTTTTTGAGGAGATTACGAATGTATATTAAAGAAAATAGAACTTCATCTTATGTAGGAACCTTTGTTACATCTGATAAAGGTGATATGGATAAACTAGCTGAACTTAGAAAGTCCATTTCTCTCTTAAATAAGACAGATGCTTTTGGTCGTTATAACCACACAAGCATGCTTAGGAAAAAACGTGTATGTGCTAAGGGTCGTAAGGCTATTGTTAAAATGAAAACAGCTGGTAGTAAAGGACCAGTCCAGTATAACTGGGGTGGCAATATTGTCGGTGGTCTTAAAAACGCAGGAGAGTTTGACGTTTACATTTATGATGATCACTCAGCATACTGGAATGTATAAATAAACGTATGAGTACAGATATTTTTGATTTTGGCTTTACAGCCGTAAACGAAGAAGAACTTAAGTCGGTGCAGCAAACAGCTGCACTGGCTAATGATGCTGAGCAAAAGGCAACTACAACTCAAGAAAAACTAGATAAGTTGTACAATGCTGTTCAGCCTCTATTGAATAACCTTAAAGCTAATCCAGATAAAGACTATATCTATTGGCCTAAAAGACTTGAAAAAGTAGAACAATTCGAAGATCATATACAAGGGATTTATAATGGGTAAAAAAAGATCAAGGACGTCACAAACGTCTAAAGGTGAACGTAGCTCAGTAGCACGTTCTGTATTAAAGGCAGTTCGACTTCAAAAAGAAATTGATCAGCCTTTTCGTAAAATTCAAGCACAGTTAGACGCATGGAAGCTAGGAAAGAATGTAGTTCTTACAATAGCTAATCCAAATAAAAAAGAAACAAATAAACCTTATATTAAAGTCCGTGCTTGGGACGCTTGGGGTAGCCCTAGGGGTCAGCAAAGCAAAGGTTAAAATAATGAAAAAGCTATTAACAGTACTTGCAATGGTACCGGCACTCGCCTTTGGCGGGATGTTGGCTTTTGCAGATAATCAGACAGATCAGTCTGAAAAAATAGAAGAAGAGTCACCTAAAGTCTATTGGACTCGTAAACCAATTCAGTGTGGTCCACCAGACGGTTTAATTGAGCTAGTAAAAGGCTATGGAGAAACACCATTACTTACTGGTAATGGATTAGCTACAATGCCTTCAGGTAGTACTAAAAATGTTCAAATTATATTTGCAGTTAATCCAGAAACAGGAAGTTGGACATTAATTGAAATCAATGACCCAGAACAAGCATGCGTATTGGGAAGCGGTGAGGGTTATCAAATTAACAAATTACCAAGCAAAAAGCAGGAAACATAAAAATGGCAGTAGAAAATTACGATAAGTGTCTAGAACTAATTCTCCACCACGAAGGTGGATATGTTAATCACCCTAAAGATCCAGGAGGGGAAACCAACCTAGGAGTAACCAAACGTGTTTACGAAGAGTGGGGTGGTACAAAAGATATGGTAGATTTAACGGTAGAAGACGTTGCTCCAATCTATGAGAAAAACTACTGGGGTCGTGTAAAAGGTGATGATCTACCTAGTGGCTTAGACTTATGCGTATTTGATTTTGCAGTAAATGCAGGTCCTGGCCGTGCTGCTAAGTATCTACAATCTATGATTGGTACCACAGTAGATGGCGGGATTGGTCCTAACACTCTAAAAGCTGTGTATAACTACGTAGAAGAAGTAGGTCTACAAGGAATGATTGAAGAATACCAATCCGGCCGGATAAGTTACTACGAACAACTCAGTACCTTTGAAACATTTGGTAGAGGCTGGATTCGTAGAGTAAATGAAACTACTGAAGAAGCAATTGCTTTAATCTAAATCTATCTATTTGCTAATGGGTTATCTAAAGCTTTTGTAAGCTTGCTATTCATACGATCTTCTAGATTTTGAACTTCACGCTTAACATAACCTTCCATACCAGTTACTTTATCATTGAAACGATTATTTGCATCGTCAATCATATTACGAGTATCAGTTTTAGATCTATCCATTAGCTCTTGTGCTTCATCTTCGACTTTGTCAATATCATTCTCAACCTTGTCTAAGATCTTTTCCATACGAACTAGATCTTCTCTTAGATCGTGCTTTGTATCTCTCATAAAGTCTACTTGCTCACCAATAGCATCACGGATAATAATAACTTCTTCTCTAGTTACTTTCATCTCTTCACTAATTACTGCAAGATTTTTATCAAACTCTGATAGGTCAGGTGCTACATAGTTTTGGATCTGTTCTTTCATATCCATATAATCTTTGTAGAATTCAAAGCCTCCCCAGAGACCGCCACCTAATGTTCCAATAAGCGGTAGTACAAGAAGTAGTTTAGATCCACCAACTTTTATTCCACCATATTCGATTTCAGCCATTTATATCGTCCTTTTAATTCATTAATTTTTAGATCTAATTCGTATGTAGCGTTATCAGCTTCTAAACTAGATCTTTCTTCTATTTTATCTTCAATCAGTGCTAACCAGATAAGCAGCCATGTAATGAGTGCAAGGGATAATATAAGCATTATTATAAACATTATTTATATATCCCATCGTTGTCTTTTATATAAACTGGCTTACAGTAAGCAGTAATTCTATCTTTTGGATCTACTCTACTTGTGTAGCTATAGTTACCATATTGCCTAGGTACAGCTTTTGCAAAATACTGACACCGATCTATTGAGTAAAAATATAAAGGGTTTGGTTGAACTTTTCTAAATTCACCAGTGCCTAATATTACTACTAACATAAAAACATGTACCATTACCATTTACCCTGTGAAGATCCAATAAAGTAAACTATCCCAGCAAGAGTAAGAACAATAAGCATAATTGCTCCACCTATAGTAACAGCCTCAATAAAGTCTTTTCTTAGTTGTGCTTGTTTATAAACATCTTTTTCTCGTTGCTTAGCTATTTTCCGTCTCATTTCAGTAAGTTCATCCCAAGTACCATGCCCATATCTCCAATTAAGTATAGTCCTTAATTCTTTTTCTTGTTCTGCAATTTTCTTTTCATGCATAAGTAAAGCAAGAGCTTCTTCCTCTACTGAACCTGCATTAAATAACTTTTTAAAGAGTGGAGGTTTCTTTTGCATTTGCTGACCTTTGCGAAAGTCAGAAACTGCTGTGTACCATTTTCCCATTTGACCGACAGTATTTTCGAAATCTTGTCCTGCAGCAACAAATCGTTGTACTGTCTTATAAGCAGTAGTAGCCGCTGTAATAGCGGTAATTGGATCGATCATTTTTTTACCTTAGGTTAGGATATTGTAAATTCTCCATCGCTCCAAAGTTTGGGTCATTCAAAAACCATCTAGCATAAGCATGATCTACAGTAGGCTTTGGTGGATAGAAATTTACTTGATTGACATTTTCTTTTTCTCCATAATCACTAAAATCTGGTACAAAACTTATAAGTGCCAGAAGTCGTCGTTGTATGTTCATCTGTTGCTCTAAAGTAACAGCGTTCTCTAATTCCTTAGTAGCCTCAATAGCCTTTTGAGCTATAAGCCATTTTATCTTTTGTCTTTTACTAACATCCGGACTTGGTACGTCTTTCCGTTTACTACTTTTGACGCTGTTGTCCATATTGTCGGGCCTAGCATCACTATCGGCGACTTGTACTCCATCCTCGAGTGTCGACTCTGTGTCCCCTTCGTTGGTATCCGATTCTTGTTCCAATTCCGCGATTTCTTTTTCAATGTCATCCTCCATAACTTCTTTACCACCTGCATTTGTGGGATCGTCAAAGTCATTTTCCGAGGATGTAGAATCTTCCAATTGAGCTATTTCTTGTTCAATATCATCTTCCATGTTCATAGCATCGCCTTCATTTTCTAGTTCAGCTATTTCACGTTCGATATCGTCTTCTAGTACTTGTTGGTATTCATCTATCTCTATTGCTTCGGGTTCAACCTCAACTACTTCTTCTGTATACGTTGGTTGGTACACAGGAATTTCTGGTTCATAAAAATCTAATTCTGGTTCTACTGTAATTACATCATCAACAATGGGATCTAAGATAGCAACATCGCTATCATTGCCTGAAAGATCTACATAGCCAGGACAAGTTTGATCATACTGAGCATCTAAGCTACATTGCTGATCAAAGTAAGCTGTATCATATCCAATACAACCCATATCAAATAAAGCATCTGCTTTACACATTGCAATATAGTAATCAGGACAAGAAGGATCAGATGTGGGATCATTAGTACATTGCTGATTCTGATATGCTGTTGAGTAGCCCGGACAACCTGTATCATACAATGGATTTAATGAACATTGGTTATTATAATATGCTGTTGCATATCCAGGACAACTAGAATCGTATAATGGATCTATAAAACACTGTTGTTTCAAATAAGCTGCAGCATAGCCAGGACAAGCCTGATCATATAATTGGCTTATATTACATTGTTGAGTAAAATAAGCATTAGCATATCCAGGACAGCTGGCATCAAATAAAGGATTTGCAGTACACTGTTGTTGAAATAAAGCATTAGCATATCCTGGGCATGATGGATCAGATATTGCTCCATTAAGTGTACAAGAATCTGGCATAAGAACTAAACCGCCACTAAAATTCTTTACCTTTGGCCCATACATACCTTGCCAAAAACCGTTATCTTTACCTCTAATGCTTACTTCAATTTCATCAATAGTTAAACCAGGTACTAAAGCTAATGGTGAAAAACTTAATATTTCTTCAAGAGTATACCCGTTTGATTTTGTTTGGCTATAATCCCATTGTTCAGAATAAATGGTAGTACCACCTGCAGATGCTTCAATAGTAATTACTAAATCATCTAAACAATCACCATTTACTTTTTGTGCAGTACAGGCACCATTTACTGTATTAGTGTTTTCATTTTTCCACTGCCATTCTGCTGTATAACCTGCAATATCAAACCCAGCTCCTACAAGAGCCTGATTGATAGCCATATTAGTTATCCAAGTATCGTCGGTATGTGAAAAGTGTAGAATATAGTCTGTTGACAAAACTGCACCAGTTCTTCTGTCTGTCATTTGATACATCTGATTATGAGAACTACCAGTTTGGTGTCCACCAGTACCAAAATCGCCTTGATCTAAAATATCAACAACTGTATTACTATTAGGATCTAAACAGGTTGTCGCAGTGGTTGAGCCAGCTACCGGATTAGTAGTCCCATCCGTTGAACAAGTTACTTGTGCGTTACAATAAGAGGAGAAGAAGAGCAAGCCCGCTAATGCCAGCAGCAACCGCCCCATTTCTTTTTTGAACATCCTTTTTTGTCTCCATTACTTCTACAGGTGGAATACGATCTGGATTTGCTTTCCAACCGTCGGTGGCTTTATCACCAATTTCACCAAGATATGGACAAGGTGTTCCTGCCATTTCCATTGCATTATATACTCTACGGTCTTGGCACAATACAGATACTGCAGCCACTTTCATTCCCATATCATATAGTGTTTTACTTATTTTTAACCTTTCGCAGTTTTCGTCTCTTACCATTTCCCCTGTAGATATTCCAAGGATCTGAGTTTGCACAGCAGCCGAAACTCCAACGGTACACAAATCTGATGATGATGAGCCAACACTTGGCGAGATAGCCGAAGGTGGCGGTGAGATAACAATAGTCCTAGAATTCGCATCTGTGTTTACAGTCGAATTTGACTTTGAGTCTGTGTTTACATTGCTTGTAGTCTGAGCTAAAACAGTGTTTGACAGAAGCGTTAATCCAAATGCTAACGCTATAATGTTTTTGTAGTTCATGATTGATTCCGTTACTAAATCCTTAGACTACTATTTATAAAAAAAAAGTATTAAAAAGTGAAAATAATCCTTTACAATTGCTAAAAAGTATGATATAATATATCTATAAAATGGAAAAGGAAGGAAATACTATGAAATACGCAAATATGCTAGGCTACTCAGATGTTGAACCATACGAAGTTGTAAAGGTTATCTCTGATAAAACTATTGAAATTCGTGCTATGGATACAGAAGCTCTCCCTTGGAAAAGAGATTTTCATCCTGGTGGATTCTTTGGTCACACATCTAATCAAAACGAACAGAAGTGGAATATCACTTCAAATGAAGACAATCCGGTTTTCAGAATTCGTTTAGGTAAAAAAGGCTGGAAAAGCGCTGGCGGATCTAGGTTTCAATTGGCTGATAAGCCAAGAAAATTCTACGATTTTAACTTCTAAGAAAGGAAGTAATATGCTTTTAACTGCAGTAATAATTGGCGCAATCACTGGAACCTTTATTGGTGGGTTCCTTGTTAAGGATGAAGGTGCTATAGGAGAACTTTCTATGATAGCCTTTGGTCTTACTGGTCTAATCTTTGGTATAATTGCATTTAGTTTGCTAGGTTTATTATAATTATTTTCAAAATAAACCTTTACAATTAACTAAAACTGTGTTATAATATATGTATAAAATGAAAAAAGGAAGGAAATAAAATGGGACAAGTTAAAGGATTAGTTATGGATATCGAAGATGAACTTTACGGTATTGATAACTTTGAAGATATGATCTGCGAGTCAGAGTCATATTCCCAATTCACCATGAAGCTTTTGGAAAAACCACAGTTCAATAAGATATACGAACAGTATGGTTCTTCATGGGTTAAGGGAGTTCTACAAGAAATGTGGAACGAGTACTGGGGTACTCAGTACGTATAAATAAGAAAGTAGTGATGAAGCAATTCAAACGCTAGACAGGACGCGGGGGCAGTACCCGCCGCCTCCACCATAACTACACCGGAGTTGTGGCCGGCTAAGTAAAGGATGCTGGGTAGCATCATTAAAGACCGGTGTAGTTATGATGGGGGCGAACTAGGATCGACTGGTAGTCATTAGGAAAGTGGAGCTATCCCGCGCAAGCTGGGTTAACGCAAGAAAAAGACTAAACGCAAACGATAATTTTGCACCTGTGGATTACGCCTTAGCGGCATAATTTAACGGGGTCCGGAGGTACCTAGCAACAGAAACCTCCAACTAATTTTTTACAGGAGACTTGAATGCCGCCTAGAAATCATAAAAATTGGTTAGCTACACCAAACGTAGAATACATATCAAGTGAGTGTTATAATAACGCTGAAATTTTTGCCCAAGAACAAGAAAGAATTTTTTCAAAAGTTTGGGTTCCTATGTGTCACATCTCTGAGATGTATAAAGAATTAGACTATCGAACAACGCAAATAGCAGGTGTTAATGTTATTGCATACAACACAGGTAACGGTGTTCGAGCATATCGCAATTATGGCAGTTGGGCACCTAGTGGTACACTGGCTGCGCCTATAGTAACTGTTGAACCACAATTGCATTGCGAAGTAAAACATGGCGGAATGGTATGGGTAACACTAGATCCTAATCCTACACAAAGTGTTGAAGAATGGACAGCAGGAGCATTTGACTGTATTGCAGATGCTATTGACACAGAAGAAATGGAGGTCTTTCATTATCATAAAGCAGTTATAGACACTAACTATAAATTGTGGCATGATACTAATAGCGAATTCTATCATGACTTTATGCACTATTTTAATCGTGTATCAGGTTTCAATGATGAATATTTTGCTAGGAAAAACATCCCTTTTGATAATGGACACGTAAACGTAAGTAGTTTTACTGTCAATTATACAGAATATGAAGGCTTTGATGATAGAGGAGAACTTAGTTTTCCTAATCTACCGCCAAACCAATGGTACATGGTAGATCTATTCCCAGGCTTTAATTTTAATCTAAGAGGAAGTGCTTATCGTTCTGATAGTGTTACACCTCTTGGACCAAACAAAGTGCTTATAGAGTTTCGCGGCTATGGACTAAAAAAAGATACTGAAGAAGAGAGATTAACTCGCATTAAACACCACAATAGTATCTGGGGTCCATTTGGCAGAAACTTACATGAAGATTTAATTGGTGTTGCTGGGCAAGGTACAACTATGAGAGAAGGTACTGAGCCAAGAAACATTCTTCATGGTCGACATGAAAATGGAACTATCCATGACGAAGTCGGTATGAGACATTACTATGCTGAGTGGGGCAAACATATGGACTTAAATCCAGCAATGCCCAAAGCGGCATAGGAGAATAAATTGGCTGAAGAAAAAAAGAATGGTATTGTAGTAAGAGAAGACCATAATGAATTTGAACTATTATTAAGATTTTTTGGCAATGAGATTATTGCAATTAAATTAGCTGCTTCAAACTTTAATGGCAAACTAATTATGTGGAGTATTGTTTTAATGATGTTTACTTTTATGCTTATGGAAGTGTTTGGATTTAGCGCATGGCTAGGAATACCGCAGGTAGAATAAATGTATAAGGTAACCGGATATTTTAGAGATAACAAAGTCACTAGATCATTCATTGATCTCTATGATGCTATAGAGTTTAAAGATATAGTTGATGCTCATTATCCGTTAAACGTAACTTTTGAAAAGGTGATTGATATGAGAGAATTTATATATGATAGTTGGAATGGTATTATGGATGCTGAACGTAATCCACTGAAACATATTCCAGATACAAATGTTAGGCATATGGTTATGCAAGTTTTAGCGTGGATGTGGTGTATCACATTTGCTATGTTGATTGGTAGCTGGACTGTTTTTGCTATTAGTGCAGTAGCTCACGTATTCTTAATTGCAGCAATAGTAATTACTGTAGCTACATTTGAAACGGCTAAACGTAAGCCACAGTTCTTTGGTGGTTTTGGACGTGGAGTTGGTGGAGAACACGAATAAAAAAAATTATTTTAGGGGTTTACAATCACAAGAAACTGTGTTATAATATATGTACAAAATGAAAACAGCCCTTGTGATGGAATGGTAGACATAACGGACTTAAAATCCGTGGCTTTAAAAGCGTGGGAGTTCGAGTCTCCCCGAGGGCACCAATTAGGAGATAAGTGTTACGGTAGCACGAGTGGCTCCAACCCACTAGGACAGGGTTCAATTCCTTGATCTCCTGCCAAGATAGGCAAACAGAGGGAAAGCCTGGCAATTACGCCGAACGTACCTCATAAAGGAGAAGTCGAGCGGTAAGTTAACGCGATCAAGCCTGTAAACGACGTAAAATTTAAGACGCAGGTGGCCACAGTCGGTAAGGCCTTACGAGAAAGCCGGCCAGTTCATTAAGGGTTTGAACATTGCACCTCTCACGAATACGGGAGCTCTGCTTAATTAACTAAGGTTGGTACCTCAATATACCCGCGTGGGGCCCACGGTTAGCCCCACATCTTACTTTGGAGGAGTAATTGTCAGAGGACCAAGAAAAAAAAGAATACGAAGAGTGGAAAGAAAAATATGGTCATGATTGGAAGACAGAAAAAGAAATAAAAGAACAAGAGTGGAATGAATATCTACTTGAATTTTTTAGAGGGAGAGGGAGTTAATGGAAGAAACTATAGACATGTATAAAAGAAATATTGCTGATCTTGAAAAAGAAAAGTACTATCTTATTGGCAGAGTCAAAGAGTTATCTGAAGAACTCAATGATCTTAAAGGGCAAAAAATCTGTGAATGCCCACCAATAGTGAAAAGCTAAAAAAAGTTTTTTCAAATTATTTTACAAGTGATTGATTTGTAAGGATAAAAAAATGCATTTTTTCCTTTACAATTGCGCAAAAGTATGATATAATGTATACATTAAATAATTAGGAAGGACTAAATATGAAAATGCTAAAATCAAAAGTTGCTGGAATGACTGATCTACAGTACACCAAACGTTATAACCTTATCAAACAGGTTGCTAACAAGCGTAAGGTAGAAGCAGCCCGTGACGCTGAAATTATTAGGGAAGAAAAAGCCCTTGAGCGTCAGCTTAAAAAAGAAGGCATTACTAATGATCAGGAGAATATCAATCAGTGGACTGATGGTCCACAGTATCTCCAAGAGCATTATGGTGATCGTCTTGCCGATCAAACTTCGTACGAGTCTGATGAAGGTTGGAACTAGTATGAAACTCTTAGCTAGCCTTACAATTGCAGGTGCTGTAGCTTTTGGCGCAGCATCTCATGCAACTTCTAATACACCATTTGAACGTGAACAAATTAGTTGTATTGCTAACAATATCTATTGGGAAGCACGTAATCAGAACACTAAAGGTATGATTGCTGTTGGTCTGGTTACTATGAATAGAGTTAACGATAATCGTTATCCTGATACACCTTGTGAGGTAGTACATCAAGGTCCTACAAGACCTTCTTGGAAAAACAAAAACATATCTTATCCCGTAAAAAATCGTTGTCAGTTTTCTTGGTATTGCGATGGCAAAGCTGAAGTCGTGCCACAAGCTGATTTTGAAGTATATGAAATTGCTCGTATGATCGCTTTCAAAGTATACTATGCTAATTCACGTTGGGATTTTACTGATGGTGCTACGCATTATCATGCTGACTATGTAAGACCTGCATGGGCATCATCTAAGACTAAAACAATTACAATTGGTAATCATATTTTTTATCGTTGGGAGAAAAGCGAATGACACTAGAAAACCAGTATGATAGCGTACCTTTACCAAAGACTAAAAAAGAATTAGATGGTGTTGAGTGGGCTAAGTATCATTTGTTTTCTCGTGTTGTAGAAGACTTCAATATGTTAGAATTAACAGAAGAAGAAAAGATTGTCCAAGGGTGGATGAAAAAGATGGTTGCAGAATATAAGGAAAG